TTCGTTGGCAAGGTACTCATAGTGAGAAGGAGCGTCGTTTAGAGATATGTCCTCTACGGTAGTTGCAGACTCTTGATTCTCGTTAAAAGCTACAATAACCTTTTGACCTCTAGAACCAGTTAACTTTCCTTTAACGTCTCTTGTTATAGCTTCTCTCTGCTCAATGTCTGGGACTCCGTTGTTAAAGTTAATAACCTTAGTTCCTGAGAATGAGTTTTTAGTTTCGTTAAGTAAGTAGTCTGCTATCTCGTTCTCTAGCTCTGCGTATGGTAATGACCCACTGTAGTCAGGGGGACAAAAGTAGTCATATCCAGAAAGGTAGGGCTTTAATATCATTAACTCAACCTTCTCTTTTGAAGTTCCAAAAGTAGGAATCTTTTTAAGAGTGTCAGAGCGTTTCTTTTCAGTCCAATTAGGATGGTAGTAGTAATTGTTTATAACGCCGTTTTCGTCCATCTTCTCGGGTCTGAGAGTGTGTATAGGAAAGTGTTTTACTTTAACTACCTTTCTGTCGTTACCAGCCTTACTGTAGATAACTTGCATAGCAGCCTGACCTAACATCTTACGTTCTAGTATGATCTTCTTTAGGTCTCTATGGCCTACAAATGAGCGTAATTCTTTTACTTCTTTAGAGTCTTTTTCTTTTCCGTCAATACAGACACCTTCTCCGTATATCTGGTCTGATATGGAACGGATAGCAGCGTTATTTGTAGCTGACTGTAAGTAAGAGTCAATAAGGAATCTATAGTAGTCGTTATCTTCTCCGTAAGCAACCCACTCTTTGCGCTTGTCCTCTATGGCCTTTGGCATATCATAGCCACTTAAGTTCACTAGGTTTAAGTTCATTAGTCTAGAATTATATAATCGTTATTAGTAGTATTCTCTACATAGTCCTCTATACTAGAGTTATCTACGTCTCTTGTACTGTTGTAGTACAATTTATCTTTATACACTAGCAGTCCGCCAGAGTACGCAAAAACGTCATAGGTAGCTCCATCTGTCAAAGCAGTGTTGAAGCTAGACAAGTCAAACGATACACTTTGATAGTAACCACCATCCACTAACTCTACATTTTCAGTGTAGTCTGGAGTAGACTTACCTTCTCTTGTGAAGTTGAAATCTACCATATCACCAGAGCTAGAGTTGCAGTTAACGTAAAAAGTGGCGTTTGTGCTGTTGATGTCAAAATATAACATTCTGTCCTTTATTTAAAAACAATTTAGATAACTGTTTGTTTTGTTGGAAATTAAACATAAAAAAAGCCCTACCGAAGTAGAGCTCTTTGTTACTTATAAGAGTAGTCTTATTAGCTTCCTACAGTTATACTATATGTAGAAGATAAGGTCTCAGTAGTGAAAGGTGCGAGAATCTTCTCAGTAGCAACGAAAGTTAATTCGTAGCCAGACTTATCACCCATAGCAGCACCAGAGGACGCAGTAGCATTCATCTCAGAGCCGTACTCGTGGCCCATTACAAAAACATTACCATTGTTATCCTCAACCAATACTTTTGGTCGACCGTAAGCCAATAACTTAACCTCTTTGTGAGTAGTGGAATCTTGTTTCTTTAAGCTAACAGTTAAAGTTTGCTCTACGAAAGTAGTCCCGTTCTCACGGCTAGAAGTTAAAGACTGCTCAAATGTAGATGTCCCACGCAAGTCGTACTTGTAAGCGTTAGGAGTAGTCTCAGTTACAGTTGCTAGACCAGTAGTGTCATCAACAGCAAAAGTAGCATCGTCAAAATTGATAAAATAGATAGCATTAAGGCCACCGACAGCGTCCTTACATCCTTCTAATCTACCTAGTGAAATATTACAACTCATTTTTACAGTTTTAAAAATTAAAAAAATAAGGGAGCAGAGTTAACCACTCCCTATTATATTAGCCTATTAGCTAGCTTGTGCTAAAACGATTTCAGAACCGATAGCGTAGTTAACGCCAGCTGAAAAACGCATTATTACGCGGACATTCTGACTTCCGTCGATATCTGCTAAGTCGATAAGCTTAACCTCATTCATATCTGACTGAAGGCCAGTTCCGAAAAACATATTGTCCTTCTCAGCGGCAATCATTTGACCAGAGTTAAGACCGTTAGCAACGAAAAGCTTAACGCCTTCAAAGTCCATTGCAGTCTGCCCAACGTGGTAAAGGTCTTTATAACCTAGAGCAGCTTGTGCACGAACGTAAGAGCGAGCGTCAGCTTGTGAGATATAGATAGCTAGACCTTCGTTTCCGTAGATAGTAGAAGGAACTGCATCGATAACGTCACCTAAGCGAGCGATAATGTTAGAAGCGTCAGTAGCACCAGTGTGAGTAACGTCGATAACGTCAGAGTCAGCACCAGCTAGAGCGACGATACCGTCAAATTCTCCAGCGTTAGCGTTAGCACCGTTCCAGATGTTAGTCTCAGTCTTAGCAGCAACTTTAGCAGCAACGTGACCGATAAGATACTCAGCGAAAGACTTAGGAAGCTCATCGAAAGATGAAAAGCCCTGTTCGATGCTCAGCCAGTCCGATTCGAAATCCTTCTTACAAAGTTCCAAGTTAACTTGAAAATCTTCAGGCTGAAGGTAACGCTCAGTTAAAGTAACAGAAGATGTAGCAGTAAAGTCACAAGAAGCGTCAGCGATAACGTCACCGACAGCTAGCTTTTGCATTACTTGCTTAAATTTTACGTTAGGCTTGACAGTGATTCCACCTTTGTCCAAAGTAGGAGCACTTAAAAGAGCCGCGGAGATAAATCCAGCAGCTTTTTCACCAGCGTAACTAGTAGTAATAGAAGTAGTAGTAGCCATTATTATTATTTTAGCTTGTTAATAAAAAAATTAGTCATTTATGTATTTAAACACATTGGATAAGATATCTCCACCTTTGTTTCCTAGTTTCTTACCTCTTGTCTTAACCTCAGCTTCTGGGCTGTGAGTTAGTCCTTTGTCGTCAACTGGAATCTCAGGAGTCTCCACCTTTTCCTCTGTTTCGTTAGATAGTGAGTCTTGTATAATCTTTTTGAGTTCGTTAATCTGACTCTCAAGTTCTTTAACTCTACTGTCGTCAGGAGCTTCGTCAGTTTTCTCAACTTCCTCTGTCACTTCCTCAGTCTCTACAACCTCGTCAGCTACCTCCTTATTTTCTTCAGTCTCAGTAACTTCCTCAGTTACTTCCTCTGTCGTATTGTCAGCAGTTTCGACTACTTCCTCAGTAGCCTCAACCTCGGGAGTTTCAACTGTTTCCTCAACAGTCTCAACTTTGTCAGCAGTAGCGATTCCGATCGCTTGTGCTATCTTATCTAGGGTTTCTTTTGCACTCGGCATATATTGAATTTTAAAGGGTTTAACACTTTATTTAAAAACAAGTTTTTTGCGGATTTTAAAAAACTATGCACGCATAACATTGACAAAATGTCATATTAATAAAGACAAAGTGTCATAACTGAGATTATGCCCAGTCTGACTCGTTATCGTTCTCTATGTTTCTGTCAGTTATGTTAGACGTTACGGATGACGTATTCTGCCCTCCGCTAAGCCCTCCATAGCCTTGGTGCACATCTTGCATATAAGGTCTATAGAGAGCTGGATATTTAGCTTTTATTACCATTATGTTAATCCGTTTATGTTAACAGTCTGAATGTCGCTAGATACCATACTATTTAACTGCATCTTAGTATAGTTCTGGTCAATAGAGTATAAATCGTTTCTAATTCCGTTTGAATAGCTGTCATTAGCGCTATCTCCCATTAACCAAACCTGAGTGCTTTTATATGCTAGGAAATGGTCTTTCTGAAAGTTACCAGTATCTCCATTATTGTCAGACCCACGGTAAAGGTTACCCACCTTGTAGTCATCTACCCAGCTTACTGGGTCTTTAATCATTAACTCAATCTCAGTGGCATCAGGCATAGGCTGATTCCTTCTTAGAGTTGTCACAACCATACTAGAAACTTTACCGTGGTAGTTTCGGTTAGAACCTCTACCGCCAACAGTAAAGAAACCGCCATAAGCCCTGTCCATTCTACCGCCTGTAGAAGTCCAGCTAGAAGCTGTTGACAAATTACTGCCTAATGAGGCGAAGGAATCTCCACTACTCATTAATCTGATGTCGAAAGCGTCTGCTAAGTTGCTTGCAGTTGCATTACTACTACTCAAGCGAGTGCCGTTGTGTGCTATGTAGACGGCATACCAGGTGTTACTTTGAGTTCCAGTAGCTACCCTACACTGATTAAGTGAGCCAGCGTTGACACGTCCCCAATTAAATTGAAGTTGCCCTTGTGAGTCTAGCTTGAGATAGATGTTGTCATCTCCATTACTAGCACCGTCTCCATAATTCCAGATATGTTGGTTAGAGTTATTTCTATCGCTTTTAAAGACTACAACAGTTGCCCAAGGTCTGGCGTTAGTGTCGTTAGACGTGTATCCAGTTGTTGTAGGGGCTGCTGCCGTCCAAGCTGTGAAGCCCATACTAAGAGGGTTCGTGCTTGAGAAGTTGCTAACTTGCTTGGTGTGTTCATTAGAACCACTAAAGTCTAAGGCCTTAGTCCAAGGTGTGCTGTTAGTCTGAACAGGCGCTACGTCAGTTGCTGTCACTGTCATTGACCCAGTTGTACTGCCATAAGAGTTAGCTCTTGTTACACTAATTGTGTAAGTAGTATCTGCACCAACGTCAGTAAGAGTACCTTGAATAAGTGAATAGCCATCGTAAACTAAACCACTTCCTGAGGGAGTTATAGTTACAGATGTAGACCAAGACGCTCCAGCTGGAGTCACTTGAATGTTTACGTTAGTACCTTCCTCTTGCGTTATGTCTGACAGGCTAAAAGCCGAAGGAGCTAAGTCTGAGTCAGTCAAAGACGTAATCTCAGTATATGTAGCAGCCTGACCTAGAGTCAAGTCAGAAGCTGGAGCAGAAGTTCCATTCATAACTCCGTTAGTGTCTGGCATATACCAAGTCGTGTTAGTAGGGTCATCAGTGTAAGTGTGAGTATGTGACGTCCCAGTCCCTCCGTTTTGCTCATCGTAATAGTTAGCTTCCTCATCTGTAGCGAACAAAGGGTACTCGAAGTTACCGTCAGGAGACTCTATATACCTAAAATACATAGTAGGAGCCTCTGGCTCTAATAAGTGAACCTTAGGAGACGAGGAGACCCTAGCGGACGAGTTAGCTGTCTTGACGCCTAGCCTAAATTCAGCACCCTGAGAAGTTGGATAGGTGGTTCTAGCGTGAACTCCCCAGCTTCCGTCATCATTAAGGGTCTCTATAGAGATGAATCCATTAGTATCTAGACCTACTCTCACCTTGACGTTGTTACCGTCTAGCCAGTCTTGTTTCTTATCCCAGTTAGTACTCCAGTGTTCTCTCATAGAGTAAGAAGTGTTAGCTCCGTAGTTAGTCCAAGAGCCGTTAGGAGTTGGGTGAAACCAGTGTGAGAATTGGAATCCGTAGTGAGCTGAGTTGCTAGTGGCAAATGTACTAGGGTTAGCGTAGCTGGTGTTACCAGAGAAGTATCCAGCATCGTATGAAGCCTGAGTGTGTACAAGTCCGAATCCTATCTGACCTTCACCTCTGATATCGAAAGTAAAGTACTCTCCAGCTTGATCTATAGTTTCGGTGGACAAAAGTCCAGCGAGATTTCCTGAGCTAGAGTTAGTGAAAACATCGTCTCCTACAGGGTCAATAGAGGTAGAGCCTACTAGAGTGTGTCCAGCAGCTACACCACCTACGTCAGCAATCATAGTAGAGTAAGGGTCAGATATTACAACAGCCTCAAATGCACCTACAGTGAATAGTTCGTTAAGAGTGTTCACAACGTCATTAAGACCTCCAGACACTGGTAAGTCGTCAATACATACGTTAGCGGCGTCTAGGTTAGAGAATAAGGTTCTATCTCCTGTAATAGAGTGAAGCTCAATAACTCCACCCTCAGAGACGGCCTTAATAGTGTTTACTCCGAATGAATATCCGTTATCTATAATGATAGACGTAGACGTGTCATCTAGTTTAAAGCATACAGTCTCTCCAGTCAAATCGTTACCAGTAGACTCTGGAGATATACCTACCACTCTGGCAGCAGCTGTAATATAGTCAGCAGTTTCCTGAGCCGTAGAGAAGTCTGAGTTATCCGCTCTTGTAAACTCCGTGAAAGGAATCTGGAAAAACTCATATTCAGTGATTCCAGTCTGAGCTGTAATAATGTCATTTACTACGTTAATAGTGTCAGTTATAGTTTCATCTACAGAAGCTGTTAAACAAGCATTCCAGTATGTTGGGTTTGATGAACCGTGGAAGTTAACACAGTTTCCTTGTTCGTTTCTTTCTACTCTTATTGCCATTTTTTTATCTTAAAATAGTTATTAATAAGCCGAGTGGCTGAATGATCACTGGGTTATCAGACTTAATTGCTGGTAACGTCAAGGCGTTTACATCTTCGTTAGATGTTATCCAAGCTGAGATATCAACTCGGTTTAAGTATGTTTTTCCTACAGTTCCACCTCCGTAGAATATAGGAGTTGTAGTTAGTGGGAATGTGAATGTAATTTCGTCAGAGTCGTTTGTGTTTTAATAACATAA